ATGCCGGAAATGATCATCAACGCTCACAACTCAATCAAGGCAAAGCGGCTTATTACTGACCGCGCTCGCCTAACTTCACTGTAAGGATCTCAACAATGCGCGAATACAACTCTAAAGATTGGATCTATGCCGCAAAAAGCACAGAGATCCCACTCACCACCAGGGACACAATCGAACTTGATGTCGTGTCCCCTGGTGTCATCACGATCTACGGCGTATGCGAAGACGGTACTGGCACACCTATCGTATGCGGTGCTCATCACGTCCATATCAAAACCAAATTCCACGGCTTTACCGCCCTGGAAGTACAATCAAGCAAGGAACTCGGATACCGCCTAATGGGTCGTCCAGGTCAACTGGGCGAACCAATGGATGATCGTGCTCCCCCGGCTCCAAAAGAGCCAACGAACATCCTTCAACAAATGCGCAGCGTCATCAAACAGGAACTCGCTGCCAACCGCGAAAACTTCCTCCAGAACGATACTCCGTTCTCTGGTTACGAAGTCGACGACGACGAGGATACCTTTGAGGAAGATATGCTCGACGCCAAATTAAAGGCCGTGGAAGCCCAAAAGGCCAAACTGGCTAGCAAACCTAACCCGGAACCTGTTCCGGACCCTGACACCACCCCTAAACCCCAGGAAAAGGCTAATGACGACAAATAACTGGACATGGATTACTAAACTGGTCCCTCCCGCGCGGATCCTCTACAACTCCCTCCGCGACGGAAACTGGGTGGCAGCTGCGAAAGCGGCTGCCACCATCTTGGTGTACGCCCTGGTCTTCTCTGGCCTGGTCATCGTCACCACTGGCTGCGCCAGCTCATCATTCAAAACAAATCCGCCGATTGAACAAATCGAACCGGAACAGCCGGACATAACGGTCCGGCCAACACGCAATACTTGATATGCGACTGTTCCAATGCTGACAGCATGGAACTAAATAAAAACAAGGGAAACGAATGCAATGCACATCAATGGGCCAAATGAGACACCCGACAACAAGCCTCTGGCTGCAATACCCCTGCGGACAATGTGTCAATTGCCGCATAAGAAAACAGTCGAGCTGGACATTAAGAAACCTTCTGGAGTACCGCTCAGCGCTCTCAGGGCAATTCTGGACGCTAACACTCGACGAACAAGGTTTGCAGAAATTGGACGCTACTGGAGCGAGGCCGATGATGCGAACCTTCTACTCCGCCTTGCGGGCCTCAGAGCTCCGACACGGCAACCCTACTCAGATCCGATATTATGGCTGTTTCGAACACGGCTCGCTATCAGGAAGGCCACACTTTCACATGTTGATCTACAACATGACGAAAAACCTTCTACAGACCTCGGATACCCCCAGGAAATGGGGTCAACAGTATACAAATCTCTGGCCTCATGGGCATGTAGATGTTGGAACTATAACCCCGAAATCGATACGCTATGTAAGCGACTACATGACGAAATTCGATCACCCAGCGGCTCAACCTTCTATCCCATTTCGGACCCGGCGACCTGCCATAGGATACTTTGGTATTCAAGCCGCACTAATTACTCACGCGAGAAAGTCTTCGACACTGCCGTCGAAACCCGCCTATTTCAAAATAGGGGATCGTAAATATCCAATGGATCAATGGACTCGCAACACATTCGAAAAGATCCGCAAGGGTCTAGGCATCAAATACGACCAGGTACTCGAACCTATGGATCGAAAACACGAGGCCCTGGCCTTCGACCTGGCGAAAGATGCCCACTACTACAACCAGGAATTTCTCGCCAACCGGGAAATCAAAGCAAGAATGGATCTACAGCATGGCAAAAAAATCGCGCTCGCGAACTCGCACCAACTCCGCAAAGCGCTTCTCTCAAAAGCCTCTTAGAAAAGGCTTCACCAAATACGAACGTATCTCACGTCAGTTGCAGCAACAGCGAATACTCAATACATTCGCGTCTGCACTTGCCTCTTACCAGCCATTGACAGATCTAAACAATGGCTCCAGGATCCGACCGAACAAACCGGCGGTGTCTAAAAATGTCATATCTGCTATTCACAAGAATATTCAGCCTCACAGGATGCCAGAAAAAAATGACCACTATCACTGCCGGTCCAGGCCGGATCCAAATAAAACCAAATCCACCGGCTCCGGTGGAACTCCCAACTTCATCCCATGGAAAGGCTCAATAAAATGCTAGGCGCACTCATCGGTGGCGCCGCCTCACTTGCGGGCGGTCTCTTGAACAACAACGCTCAGGCTAAGAACGCCGCAGCAGATCGCAAGGCTCAAAAAGAATACGCTCAGAACTCCGTCCAATGGCGATCTGCTGACGCAAAAGCCGCAGGTCTTCATCCTCTCGCTACCATGGGCTACTCCGGATCCAGCTACACACCAGTCGGTGGTGGGTCCGGTATGGGCACTGCCGTTTCCCAGGCAGGCCAACAAATCGGTGCCGCAATGTCGGCCAGCCCGAAAAATAAACTCGCTCAACAACTAGGCGCTTCCTCAATGGCGGTCGATGCCGCCAACGTCGAACTACTGCAAGCGCAGAAACTACAGATCCTCGACGGTCTCAGAAAATCCCAACAGGGTATCAAACCGTCAATGACCTCTCTCCCTTCACCAGGTAAAACTACCCCCGTCATAGTCGGCGGCAAACAACTACCCCACGACAAAACAACCAGCGATGCTGAGTCGTGGGAGCAACGTTACGGTGACGTTGCTCAAGAAATAGGCGGTGCTATCACCGCTTATCAGGACTTCGTGAAACCTAAAATGAAAGTAAACGTCAACCGAATGTCCAAAGCCGACCGCGAAAAGCTATCATGGCTTGAGTGGTTGATCCCTCAAATCTCATACAAGGCCAAATAACATGAAACGTCGTTCATCCCGTCGCCGCTCTAAGCGCCGCTCTAACATCAAAGGAAAACGCAACTATGGCTACAAGTCAGTTATCGGCGACCGATACTAACCCCGTCCTCCTGGACTACTCTGCCCGGTGGGGTGTCACTCCCCGCCAGGCATACGAAATCATCATGGCCTCCACACCTAAAAAGGCCCTAAAACTTCATTGGCTCTACACCGAAGGAAAAAACTAAATGCGCCGTTCACTCCACAACCTCTCCCATGATCACAAACTCTCATGCGACATGGGCCAACTCATCCCTCTCTGCACAGAAGAAGTGCTCCCAGGGGACACCTTCAAACACAAAACAGCCCTGCTCGCTCGCGTAGCTCCCCAGGTCAAACCCGTCATGCACGACGTCGATATAAGAGTGCACCACTGGTACGTCCCGAACCGGATCCTCTGGGACGGTTGGGAAGATTTCATAACGGGAGAAGATGATGTCACGGCTAAGCCTACAATTACACTTGGCGCTACTACTGCTCTTGTTGATCATATGGGCATGTATCCCGGCTCGGGTCTCGTCATGGACGCTCTTCCCGTCCGATGTTACAACACTATTTGGAACGAATTTTACCGAGACCAGGACTTGGCAACCGCTCGTGGCGTTGACGACCTGGATATAGCCCGCATCGCATGGGGAAAAGATTACTTCACTACTGCTCGCGCAGCTCCCCAACAAGGCGACGCTATCGACATTGGCTTCTCAGCTGGTCAAGCACCCGTCTCTGGCATCGCCGGCAATGACGCAAATACCTACACCAGCACTATCGGCGCGTTCTCTGGTGCACCTGGCACCGATGAAACCGGCTCAAACTGGACTGGCTCTTCACCTGGGCTCAAACTCCGTGGTGACAACTCCACTAAAGAGATCGATGTATACGCCGATCTCTCCCTCGCTACTGGCGGTATCAATATTGATGATCTCCGCCAATCCATCGCACTGCAACGTATCGCCGAAGCAAGATCTCGCTTCGGTAGTAGATACGTCGACTATCTCCGCTTCCTGGGTGTCAATCCCAAGGATGGACGTCTGTCCCGCCCTGAATACCTGGGTGGCGGCAACCAATCCATAAACTTCTCGGAAGTCATCCAAACAGCCGAAGGCGCATCAACCGACATTGGCGATCTCTATGGTCACGGTATCGCCTCTATGCGCTCTAAATCGTATCAGAAAATGTTTGAAGAACACGGGTGGGTCATGACCCTCCTTTCTGTACGTCCTAAAACAGCCTATCTCCAGGCTATCCCGCGCAAATTCACGCGCACAAACGCCACAGACTACTGGCACCGCGAACTCGAAAACCTCCCATGGCAGACGGTCTACGAGACCGAAGTATACGGTCCAGGGACCGCCTCTAATGTCTTCGGCTACGTCCCCAGATACGACGAGTATCGCAATAACTTCAACTACGTGTCCGGAACCTTCCGCACTACAGAACTCGACTGGCACATGGCCCGGGATCTCTCCGGAGCTCCCACGCTCAACGAGACATTCATCGAGTGCACACCAACTGATCGCGTCTACGCAGACACTTCAATGCCGGAAATGATCATCAACGCTCACAACTCAATCAAGGCAAAGCGGCTTATTACTGACCGCGCTCGCCTAACTTCACTGTAAGGATCTCAACAATGC